AATCGTGCGCTTGTACCGGAAGTTGAGCTCGTTGAACCGAGCCTTCACGACATGGCCAAGAGACCGAATCGCGGCCGTGATCTGCTGCGGGGAAGAGTTGTCGTCAAGAATGGTGTGGATCGCCTGCTGATCCTGCACCGTCGTCGCGTATCCCTGCTTGAGGAAGTTGGCCGCCTCAGTCCTCACCGGCTCAAGAGAGGTAATGAACTGCTGGTATCCGGCATCGCCCGAGATGTTCTTCTGCCAGAAGGACAGGGGCTTGTTCAGGGCCGGTACGTTGGAGCGGTCAACATTCTGCAACGCATCCATCGCCCCGCCGGCGTGCTCGAGCCACGTTCCGAAAGACGCAAGCTGCTTGGAGGAGTCGCCGCTGGTGTAGTCTTCGATCAGCTTCAGTTTGCGCTCCGTGGCGGCCGGGGAGAACTTCGGATCAAGCTGTTTCGCGGCGGTGTAGAGGTCGATCCGGTTTGCGGCGCCGCGGCCGACCAGGCTGTTCATGTTGACCAGCGCATCGGGGTCATTCGTAACCAGCCCCTTGGCGATGGAAGCGATCTGCTCGGGTGTAGCGATGTTCGGATTGTTGTTCGCGGCGTACGCGCGCTGGATCTCGGCCACCGACGCGCCGGGGCGCTGTTGCCGGTACTCCGCAGCGAACGTCTGACGATCATTCGGCGTTGCGGGCGTGCGGCCAGCCTGAATCTGCTGAATCTTGAACTTCCCGCGAGTCAACGTTGGATCGCTCTGTAGTGCCTGCTGGTAAGCCTTCTCATCGAAGCTCGGCGCCTCGGGCGGCGTGTACCCGCTGATGTCCTTCCCGGCCATGTACGCTTCGAACGGGTTGGTGATCTTGTCTGGCCCCTGACCCGTGTACTCAAAGTTGGCGCCAGTGTTCAGCTTGCCGCTAAGCTTGACCCCCTTGGGCACCTTCGTGAAGTCGAGGTTCGATAGCTGATCTACCGGGACCGTCTTCTCCTGGCTCAAGAGCATTTGCGGGAAGGCTTGGCGCCGCTGCTCGGGAGTCATCGCCAGAAGGGCTAGCCGCTGGCTCTGATCGAACTGCGGGCCACCGGAATCCGCCGGGGTCGATACGGTTCCCGGTCGCGGAACGGGGGTTTGCGCAGGCACCCTGCTCGTCGTTGAGTCCGTGCCGCCGCCGTAGGAGTTTGTTGCCGCGTCCGTCGCCTTGCTCTGGTCCGCAAGAGGCGCTCCGGTGTTGCCGCCGGCCGGCGCAGTCTCCGGGCTTAGGTAGCGAGCAATCATTTCGTCGGAGTGCTGCCGTTCGCTCGCCTGCTGTCTGAGCTCCTGAAGCCGCGCACCCTCAAGCTTGTAGTTCTGAAGCGCGCCAATGGCGCCCAGGCCGCCCTGTACCGCGGCACCGCCGTAGCGTGGCGAGATGGCTCCCGCTGCCGCGGCGGCGGCCGGGATCAGGAGTTGTGCGAGCGGCGAGGAGAAGAAATCGTAGCTGTCGTCGGCCATCTCAGTACTGCCCCGGTCGCTTACCCCATGCCGCAGTCGGCTTCAGCGAGTCCAGCCGCGGGCCCATCGTCGGGCCGCCACCCTGCGAAGTCGGCACCATCTGCGGCCCCGGCGGGAGAAACGACGGCGGCCGGATGGGCGGCGCCTTCTGCTTGGTCTGCGAGGCGAACGCCGGATTAAAGTTCGGCTGCACGCTCGGCCCGGGGCCACCGCTCCACGGTCCCGGGGTCTGCTGCGGCCCGGATCCCGGTGCCATGCTCGGGCCACCGCTGCTACCAAAAGGCGGCGCAGGGTTGAACGACGGGCCGACCCACGGCCCGGGAGTCTGCTGCGAAGTGCCGGGGGGTGGACTAGCGACCGGCGGCCCCATTGACGGCGGCATGGTCGGTGGCCGGAACGGCGGGCTGCCGCCCGGGCCCGGATTCCAAGTCGGCCCGGGCTGCTGCCCGGGAGGCGTCCCCATTGGGAAATCGCCCAGCTTGGCGTTCGTCCATGTCGAAGGATCCGGCAGACGCGAGCCGCCCTGCGTCCACCAGGCCCACGGCTTTAGGTCTTGCAGCGTTCCCGGCTGCGATGCGGTCTGCTGCGGAAGCGTCCCGGGCGCGAACGGAGGCGGCGTTGGTGTGTACATGACTCAGTACCCCCCGTAGGGGTTCTTGCGTCTGGCCAAAATGGCCAGCGCGGTAGGAGAGAAGTTCATCTGCCCCTCTTGGGGCATCTGCGCCGACGGCCCTTGCGGACGCTGCGCGAGCGTCCCAACGAGGCTCGCGAGGGCGCCCGCGTAGGCTGAGTAGTCCTGCGACTTTGATCCGTTAGGATTCGTCGTCAGGCCGCCCGTCGATTGGGCGACCGTTGCGGCCTTGGGGACTTCATCCACTACGTGAGGAGGCGTCGGGTCCTCCCGTTGGCTTTGGCTGTGGAAGTCGCTATCCCTAGATCCGGGCGGAGCGGATTCATCGTTAAATCTGAATCCGCCGTGCTCTTGGCCCTGATACGTGTTCATCTGCTGACCGCCAAGAGCATCACTCCAACTCTTGTTGAGATCCTGAAGACCCATGCCGTTGATGTCCTCGGAGGGGTCTTTCTTGGCTGCAAAAGCGAGCGCCGTTGGCTGGTCGTTGTAGTTCACGTCGGGTCGCTGGATCGACGCAGCGATGATGTTGTTTCGACGGTTCGCCGCACCCTGGCGGGCGTTCGCGGCCGATCCCAAGACCGTAGTTAGCGCGTTGACTAAGCCGGAGTAGGCGTCGTAACCCATCTACTTCCCCTGCGTCTTCGTGATGGAGCCGAACGCACTCGGCAGCATCCCGCCAAACGGACCCTCAAGCGCATTCTCCGACAACGCCTGCTGCCGCAGAAAGTCGTTGTACGCGTTTTCGTTGCCCTGCTGCTCCACGCCACGCTGAATCCCGCCCGCCTGAAGCTGCGCCTGCGAGCCCTGAAGCTGCTGGCCGAAGTTCTGGCCCTGTAGCGCGAGCAGTTGGTTGATCGAGTTCTGGTTGGCCTCGCTCTGACGCACGTTCGACCGCTCGCGGCGGTCAAGCTCCGATTCGGTCGCCCCGGTGACCCCCTGAAGCCTCTGCTGCTCGCGGTTGATCGCGTCGAGGTAGAGCGGAGTCATCATCGAGGATTCCGCTTGGCCAAGGGAGTTGGTGAGCGCACTCGAGTTGCCAAGTCCCGCCAACGCGGCCTCGTTCTTGATCGGCTGGCTGCCGATCTGCTCGAAGTTCTTCAGCGCGGAGGCCACGGCGGGATCGTTCATGATGTCCACGCCCTGAACTCGCTGCTGCGCGGCTTGGATGCCCGGGGATTGCCCGAAGGGCGTCGCGCCGGTCAGGCCGCCGTTTAGCATCTGCCCCTGAAGATCCTGAAGGCTAGACATGTTCGGGCCGCCCGTCATGCCGATGGAACGCGGGTCGTACGGCGGGACAGTCCCCGGGTTGTAGCCGGGATCTCCTGGGCGCGGGTTCGGGTAGAACGGCGGCTTAGCGGGCGGCGCGTTGGGGTCAATCGGGCGCTGCGGAGTACCCGGCGCCGGCCCCTGCGGGCTCGTCGGCACCGGACCACGCGGCGTCGGGAGTTGTGGCGTCTGCCGCGGCGCGGGCACCCATGCGCCGCCCTGTGGAGTCGCGCCAAAACCCGTCTGACCAGTCTGCGCCGGCGGCGTGTAGGAACTCGCCTGCGCTGGAGGTGTGTAGGAATCGGCTTGCATGGCGGTCGCCGTCTGGCCGCCCGAGTCACCCGAGCGGTCAAGAGTGGTCGTCTTGTTGCCGCCGTATTGGTTTCCTTCGGACAGGATCGGGCTCGCCATCGCGCCAGAGTCGCCCGTTGTGGCCGGAGGCGTCGATTTCGGGGGTAACTTCGACCCCCCAACCGGGTTGCCGAAAATGTCCTTGCCGCTCGCGGCCATCGCCTGCTTCTGGGCCGTCGTCAACCCCGCAACCTTCTGGTGGAAGTTGCTCTGCGCGACGTTGGCCATCGCCTTGTCCATCTTGGCCACGTCGCCGCTGTAGGGACCGGATTGGCCGCTCTGGACGCCTTGGTTGATGAGGAACTGCGACTCCCCGCCGGGCCCCGCGCCTTCGTGGCTCGCGCCCATGTTCTGATACGTGCCGCCGTTGTAGGTGAACCCGGTTCCCGCGCTCGGCCCCTGGTTGAACCCGACACCCTGACCGTGCAGGTAGTCCGCAGCGGACTGGCCGCCGAGGTAGTTCTGCAACGACTGCTGGTAGAGGCTCGGCTGACCACCAGGCATCGCAAAACTCTGCTGACCGGGAGGCGTGTAGCTGTCCATCATGTACTGCGGCCCCATGCCGCCGTCATTCCACTTCGGCGGAGGACCAGACTGGCTACCACCACCGCCGTTGCCGCCACCGCCGTTTCCACCACCACCATCCGTCCCGGGCGGGGTGTACACCGGCCCCATGTAGCCGCCGTTGTCCCCGTAGACCGGCGTCGGGCCGCCGCCACCCGGCGTGTAGTTCGTCTGTGCGGGCGACACGACGCCACGCTGCGGGTTCATCAGATTCACCAGATCGGCCAGCGAAAGCCCCCGGCTCGGGTCGTATTGCCCCGTGGTCGGTCCCGCGCCAGCCATCGCAGTCGAGTTCATAATGTTGCCAAGCGCCAAGGCCGACAGCGGCGATTCCTGCGTCAACGCCGCAGTCCCGCCCATCCCGTAGTACTCGAGCGGTGTCAAGCCAGCAGTCTGCTCTGGATTCGATCCCGCAAAACCCGTCAGGGGGTTCTGGGTTTGGTAGTCCTGCATTCCGCGGGCAGATTGCAGGAAAAACGGCATCAGCGCGGGGTCAATCTGGCCCTGCGAGTTGGTTAGTGTTCCCTTGCCGCAAGCGAATCCCATCGCCTGCCGCCTAGCATTCAAGACGCTCATTGACTCACTTCCTGAGCAACCGTGATCGGCCGCCGCATGAGAACCATTCCCCGCTCAAACCCGTACTTCTTGGAAAACAGCCGCGCCAACGCTTCGTTACGCGTCGTGCAGTGGATGCTCTTGGCGCCGTTCTTCGTGCCCCACCGCGACAGCCAGTCCAGCATGGCATCCGCAAGCGGCGCGCTGATACGCGCCGACTCCACCTGAAGGATGGTCACGATCTTCGTCCCCATCCAATCGCCCGAGCTCGCCAGAAGATGCCCGATGGGCGTACCGAGCTCGTCCAGATGAAGGAACCCGACCACTCCGGGCGTCGGACGGACGAATTCCGCCCGGATCGTCGCGTCTACCGCGACGGGATCGCCTTCGCTGTCGTACTTCGTGCAGAAGTCCCGCACGCGGCGGATGAGTTCCGGCACCATCGCCCAGGCAAGGCTGTCGCGCTGTTCGATCATGAGAACCGTGGTGCCGTCTTGGACTGGTATCTGCATCAGATTCCAAACATCTTTGACTGGACCGTTTCGATGCTCCACGCGCCCGCCGTGCCCGCGTTGACGCAGACGCCAACGATCATGCTCGCGGTCGTTGTGTCGAAGGTGCTCGAGACGGTTGAAAGCTGCTCAACTTGGGTGCTGGCCGGTGTGGAGAAGCCCGTCGCGCCCACGATGATGTGATTCTTCTCGTAGATCCCCGCGCAGACCCCCGAGGCTCCCACAGCCCGCATTACCGCGTTGATGCGGACAACGCAGCGATCCGCCACGCCAGTGTCCGCGGTGGAGTGGGTGAAGGTCACGCGCGCCGTATCCGCGGTCGTCCCGGCGGTTCCAAAGACGATCGTGAAGACCGGAGTCCCGGTGCCCGCGGTGGACTTCGTGATGCCGAAGACCCATTCCATCGTCGTGCCGACCTGAAGCGTGGAGGCACCGAGCGCGAGGCTTGAGCCGGTGATGTAGAAGTTGGACGCGCCGGGGGACACCGTGCCCGTGTTGCAGTTGGTGACGATCCCGCTCTGGAGAGTGGTGATCCTGCCCGCGTCGTCCACCGAGCTCCACGCCTTCTTGGTATTGTCTGGGTAGAAGTACATCTGCCCCGAGGCCGGCGTGACCGGCTTGCCTTGGGCGTCGAAGAGGAGTGTCGCCATCTAGATTCCCCTCAGGATCGCCGTGCCGTACGCGCGGACCTGCTGCGTGCCGGTCAGCCGCAGCACGCCCGCGAAGATCATCGAACTCTCGGTCGGGATCTGGACATCCCCGCTGGCGAATGGGTGAATGTCCGCGTTGTACATCTCGATCAGCCGCGACGAGACGACTCGGCTGAGATGCTGAATGGCCATTCCGATACGGGCCGCCCAACCGATGAGTTGGTCGTTGGACTGCGGGGCAGACGGCAGCGGAAGGCCAGTGGGGATGTAGGGGAAATTGGAGCTCATCGGCGACCCCGAGGAACGAACGTCAGATCGCAGCCGTCGTAGGCCAAGGTTGTAGTCGCGGCAACAATGTACTGGGCACCGATGAATTGGAAGGTCTGCCTCATGTTGGCGACGTATGCGCCGCCCTGGCCACCACCCGTTGAAACGGTGATCGTTTCATAGCTGGCGCCGCCCTCCACGTCTCCACCGGCCGAGACGGCGGCGCCAACCAGTACCGATTGGCTTCCGGCAACGTCGTGGACGTCTTGGTTGGTCGTGAACTTGGAGTTGATCTCCCGTAGCGTCTTCGTCTGACCCGGTAAACCCCCGTCCGTGTAGCCCTGAGTCCAACTCACGCTGATCGAGTTGCCTACGTCGGTTGCGACGTAGTTCTCCTTCCAACCCACCCCGGTTGCCCCATACAGAAGCACCACCTGCTGGCCAACCGTCGAGCCGGGAATGAACATCAGGCCGCCGGCCGTGATCGTGATGGCGCCGCCGGCTACGTATGACTGCGGCCAGACGGAAAGGTTGGTCAGGTTGACCATGACCGAGTTGATGCTGCCAAGCCCAGTCTTGAAGAACACGACAACTTCGTTGCGCGTGCGATCGTAGAAGGCCCAGGCGTTACTCGCCAGCTTCGTATAGTCCTGATCCATGTACTTCTGGATGCATCGCTGGATGTGGGCACCCATGTGCTGCGCGCCGACACCATCGAAGCGGTACAACGCACCGTCCGCACCCAGGAAGACGTGCGAGCCGTCATTCACCGCGACGACACAGCGCGAGTTGGCCGGTCCCACGTTGCCAAACGTCTTCCACTCGAAGTGGAACGGCACCGCGCCGCCCTGCGCGACCATCATCACGATCGCGTCCGACTTGTAGACGACGCCCTGGAGATCGCCCATCTCGAGCGCCGCAACGATGTCCCCTGGCGTGTCGATCAGAAGCCCGTTGAGCGTCGTGCTCCACCCGGACTCGAAGTCGTTGAACGCGGAGACGTCGTAGCCCACCGGGGAGATGACCCCCGAATAGGTTCCGTTGGCCGTCAGGTTGAAGAGGATGAGCCGATTGGCCAGCATCATCATCGCCCGAGCCTTCGGGGGGTTGCCGCCGACGTCGGAGATCGCCGCGCCCACGCCGTCCCACTTCTTGGGCGCGTTGTTGCCGTCGTTGAGTCCGACGACGTAGCCCGTGCCGCTTTTGGAGAAGATGCGAAAGATGACGTGGTTCGATGCGGACAGCGCACCCGTCAGCCCGGTCCAAGTCCCCGCGCTAAACGTGTACCAGCCGTTGTCGCAGCCCGCAACGAACGCGTCCGCAGTACCCGCGCCGCGCCAGGACGCCGCGGAACTGGAACCGAGCGAGATTACCCCACGTGCCGTCGAGCCGATGTCGGAGCCGAGCGACGCTATCCCCCACCGCGGCTTGACGCGCCCTTGGCGGTAGACGAGGTTGGTACTCGTAATCAGCGCGTCCGGTGCCATCTGTAGGGGGTTCATGTCCAGGCGAACCCCGCCGATCGGCGCAGGAAACGTCACGGTCACAGGCGCAACCATTAGTGGGGTTCGACCATCTGTGGGAACTGCCGCGCCGTGTACCGTCTACGGGAATTGTCCTGGGTATACTTATTCAGCCAGAACTGGTACTCCTCCGTGTAGACACCCGCGCGGTCCTCGTCCAGCAGGAACTTGGAACACAGAGCCGCGGCACGGTAGAGGATCACCTGCCACGGCGCCGGATAGCCAGGGTTGCCGTCTGCCGTGAACGCGTTGGTGTCCGACCCCGCCGACAGGTCCGCGGGATACTCGTAGAACTTGCAGGTAAT